AACTACATCCCAATTCAAAAGAATGTAATCAACAAAACCTAATTCATCAAAAATATCAATTTCATATTTGGCCCTATCGTAGTATTCCTTCTTGTTGGAAAGTTTGTCTATCCCTCTGTCTTTAATACCCTTTCTTGATAAGGCCTTTAAAACTTCTAAACTATCAGCCTTTTTTTCCAACCCAAGCTTTTTGAGAGTCTTTTTTTCTAATTCAATCTTGGGCAACTCCAAACCTGCTGGTTCAAAATCCTCATAGGTTTCAAAACTGTCAAAATTCATTCAATGAACATACATCGAAAGTAGGGTTTGTCAAGTCTTTATTTTGTTCCACACTTCAAACTCAGAGCCTTTCCACTGTTTGGGAACTTGCCCCCCTTCTGGCCAAAGTCCATTTATAGCCATTTCCCACTCCTCCTCATCCAAAGGAGGGAATGTGAAAATTTCGGTTGGAGGGTTTAAGCATTTAAGAAGTTTTGTGTCTGGATTGTGCAACCATTTTGATCCATCTGGATTTTCTCTAGCACTATCCCAACCGCAGTCTCTGAACGGCGGAATCAATTGATTGGGAATTGGGTAAAAAGAAAAGAATTTAAGCCCTTGTTTTTTCATGTAGTCTTGAACGCTTTCTTCCGTCCATTTTAAATTGTCCAGAGGGCCGGGACCACCGAAATCTTTTTGTGCGATTAAGTAGTCTGAACGTCTAATAAATTGCGCCCTTTCCGAATAATTCCCATGCCCTTGATTTCCTGCCAAATCAATATAGTAATTGTTTTCGAAAACAATCTTTTCTGTAAAAAAGTCTATATGTTGTTCAGTTAATTGCATTTGCAGCAAGTGGTCTACCTGTATGTAAAAGGCAAATTCACTTTGGCACTGAGAAAATAATTGAACGGTTCCGGCTCCGCAACCTATATTGATTGAATTATTGATAACCCTATCACACAGTCCTTCTTTGAGAAACTTGTCAGCGTATTTATCTCCCCCGTTGTTCAATACAACAATCTTTTTTTCAAATAAAGCATTCTCTTTCAGAGAATTCAGTAAATTCTTTAATTCATTTGGCCTATTGTAATCTAAAATTAGGATTTCAGTCATTTTTTTGATTCTTTCGATAAATAGTTTATTGTGGTAACAGGGTAAATTAATCCAATTTAGGTTCAACAAATGGCTTTGAAAAGTCAATTGTCGCCCCTTTCATTTTAATCACTTCCGGCCTGTCTGCAAAGTGTTTTGTTTTGTTTTGTTTTTGGTATTTATCAAAGAACTTTCTTTTTACAGGGTCTTCTGCTCCAATTTTTTCTGCCCTCTTTTCCGACATTTCTTTGCTTGCATTCCACAAGTCTCCAATGGTTCCTTTCATGTTTCCAGTCTTCTCCACATGAGATCGTTTATCAAATGGGTCACAATTAGAAAGAGAGTCGATAGAGGCGTTTGGGACGGTCCATACCCTCTCCCATTCTTCACCGTCTTCTCCAAAATAAACGTGCTTCTCGTCCATTTTTTGAAGAACTTCCCGAACTTCTTCGGTGTCTTTGTTTTTGTATAGATAAATAGGCATCCTACTTAAATTTTAGTAGGATTATCCATAATAATCAACTTGCGTTTTTATTTAATGATAAAAGCAGTGTTGATTTTACCACAAGTCTCTAGCTTCTGGTTTTGAACAACCTTGGCCTTGAGGGTCTTCGACTTCAAACCCCTGATCTTTTGCTTTTGCAATTATATCTTTATTGTATTTTAAGTTATTGAAAGCTGGACATCCTCCATAGAACTTCTTTTCTATTTTTTGACCCTTTAACGGTTTAAGGTCTTTTTTTAATTTAGAGGTTTTTACAATCTTATCGCCTTCCTTTAGCTCGTAATAAAAATAACCAAACTTCATTGGGCAATGCCACATCTTGTCGCCGTTGACTTTTTTTTGCTTGGGGTTCTCTGCTCTTCCGCACTTGATAAGGCCAGCAAATCCTTCGTATTTTTCAGGCCAACCTTTTTCTGAGGCCATGTTTGAAATTGCCAATTTTTCATCGAAATTGTCTACGATTTTCTGAATATCAGTTAAGTAATACTCTAAGCCCTTCATTTCCCCTTCTGACATTTCTGGTGTTACTAATATTCCTCCATCATTCGATTTGATGCCCACTAAATATTCATTTTCTCCTTCTACTAGGTAAGTCCAAGCTTCTTCGCAGTGCTTTTCGCAATCATATTGCAAAAAAACGAATTCCATCCACCCCTTGCTATATTTAGGATATAGCTTTTTCACTACCAACCTGTAAATCTGATCTTGAATATTATCTTCAAGTTCTTTTCCTTGAAATTTGTTTTTACTACTTTTGAAGTCTCTAATGATAGCCAACGACTTATCTTCAAAAAGAAATAATTTATCAATAAATCCTCTTACCCTGTAGGAGAACTCACCCTCTTCCACATCAATATCGAAAGATATTTCAGAGTGAGACTCTGTAGGTTCGCCCTTGTCTTTTCCAAAAAAGTCGTAATTCAAGCCTTCTAAAAGCATTCTTTCCACTAAGTCGAAATGAGATATTTCTTCGCCGTGGGCAGACTTTGCAAGGTCTTTTGGAGGAAACCCTTCTTTCTTTAAGAAGGAGTTTATGTATCTCTCCACTTGTGGGCAGCAACTTACGTTTTGATGTTTAACTAATTTATCGAAAATCTTTTTTCTTTTTTCTTCGCCTAAATATTCATAAAGGTTATGACAACAAGACCCCATCACCGCGCCAGAATTCGTCTGATCTGGAAGTTTTAATACATAATTGCAATAATACTCCCAACTGCAAGAATCTAGGGTTTTTATCCTGCTTGCGGACAATGGAATTTTGTTTTGGTTCATTTTGCTTTTTCTACTTTAAGGCGTTCTACTCATAATTGAATTCATACTCTTTTATTAGCTTTTTTATTTTGCTCTTTAGCTTTTGAGTAATTTTAGCGTTGGGCGCATAATCAATCAATTCTTTAATTGCCTTCTTTTGTGATTCTGAATCAAATTTCAGAGAAGACCTCCAAGCTTTAATTTCTTCTGTCGTCATATCTCCAAAGTCGTAGCCTTTTCGCGGACAAGGACAGAACCAAATTCTATCAAGGTCTATCGAATCAATCATTCTCAACAATGAAGCCAAAGCTCCATCAAATCCTCTATTTTGACCGTTATCATTGTTAAATGATAAAATGACATCTTTGTTCATTCCATTTAATTTAGAAATCAAATGAGGGTTCATTGAGTTTGTGAAAGCAACACAATTATTTTTAATTCCAGCCTGATAAAGAGACATGGAATCTCCAATGGATTCAACTACAAAAATTCGACCCTCCTCGTTTATTTGCTCTTTAACTCCGTCTACAGAAAAATAAGGGTAAAGCCAGTTTGCAGTTTTTCCTCTATGGAGCCATTTCGGGTAATCATTATCCTCTACGACTTTTCTTCCAGAAAATCCATGAATTAAACCGTCTTCTCGAAATATCGGAAAGACCATTCTCCTGAAGAACTTTCCATTTGTGGCCAAACCGCATTTGTATGCTTTTTGGGTAGCAACGGAGATTCCTCTATTGTTAAAGAAATCGAAATCTGGAAGCAGTCTTTCTAAAACTGAATTATTGAATATCTTTTCTTCTTTCAAAAGTTCTCTCCTTTTTGTTGTATAATTAAACTCTTCACCTTTTATGATGTGCGACACATCGTTTGTTTTTAAAGTTTTTTTTAGTAAAAGCTCGAAAGGCAAAGCTACAGAACCAGCCACAAAATCAGTCCATACGCCACTGTCTTTGTAAATAGAGATCGCTGTTTTATTGTCTCCACCCCTGTATATTGCAGAAGTTTGCCAATAGCTGCCTCGATCAGACAATGTGTATCCTAAATTTCTAAGTATGGATGCATAATCAATCATTTCCTAAAACCTTTTTATAATTAAAAGCCTTGAGGTAAGTCACCTTCTTCTGTTTCTGTATTCGCGTCTAAATCTTGGCCTAATCTAGTTTTTACAATGTCTCTTAAATCTCCACGATCTTCGACATTAAAGTTATCAATTTTTAAATTAATAAAATTATCTCTTTTTTCTCCGTCTTCCATTTCTACTGCATTTAAATGGCCAAAAGGGTCTTCTCCCAAGTGTCTTGCTACAGTAGGTATAAGTTTATGAGTGCCAAAGGATTCTCCCTCTTCTTGCATTTCTTCAATACTCTTTTTTCTAAGAATAAAAAGGTGAGAGCAAAACTGAGTAATCTGGTCTGACAAAGATACGATTGATTCGTCATCTGTCGCTGCATTTCTTGCATTTGAAATTCCAGTCCTGTTTGCTTGAACAGAAGTCGCCATAGAGACAACGGGTTTTCCATCAAATTTCAATTCTCTACTAATGCACTGTTTGAAGTCGTGAAGGGTTTTTCCTACAAAAGCCCATTCGCTTCCTTTTCCTAAATTTGAGAAATCTGTCTTTAAATAGTCAAAAGAAAATACTAACTCATTGCCGCGCCCGACTTCTGCGTAGTAGATTCTTTTTAAAGTTGCCACCATTTCTTCTGAAGTCATTCCTGCTACATTTTTATACAGAATTTTAATATCTTTAACTTTGTCCCAAACTTCTCTAACTTTTTGAACAACCTGTTCCGCACTTAGGTCGTTAAATCCATGAGTTCTCCACTTACCACTTTCCAATAAGTGAACTGGAATCCCTGAAGCCCCAGCAACCATTCTAAAAACAAGTTCTTCTTCCGACATTTCTCCGTTATCAAAATGAAGAATTGGAACTTTGTATTTATAAGCTGTTTTTAATAACAAATCTAAAGCTAGGGTAGTTTTTCCTGCCTTACTTCTGGCGCAAATTACTAAGATGTTTGCGGGTCTTAAAACTGAACCATAAATTTTATTAATAGTTTGATACGGACCCATAAATCCAACCTCTTTTGGCGGATTTTCTCCCCTGTCTTCAACAATGCTTTCAGCGATTTCTGCTAAGTTAACTAATACATCGTCTTCTCTCTCAAAAGAAGAGATTGTCTCATTATGAATTTTATCCAATTCATCAATTATTTCACAATATTTTAAATTAGGATCGGTGCTTTTTGCAAAAGCTTGAATTCTTTTCGCTTCTTCAAACGCTTCTCTTCTAACAGAGAATTTTTTAAGCTCTCTGATCGAATTTAAGAAAACTTCCTTATTAACCTTGTTAAAGGATAGGCTTCTTATGTATTCAGAAATGTCAATAGAGTCGGGGAATGAAATTCCTAAATTAACAACTCTTTCGATCAGAATTGTATCGTCAAGAGCTTCCGCGTTATTTAACGCGGATCGCATCATTTTAAACAGTGTGACGTTTACTTCCGAGTCTTCCGAATAAAAATCTTGCTCTTTAATTAAAAGATTGACTTGATGCCACTCTTCTTGGTGCTGCAAGATTCCCGAAAGAACGCTTTTTTCTATTGTTAGGCTTTTAATCATCTAATTGAAAATCTGCAAAAAATTCTTCTCCTCTTTTTTCTTCCTTTAGAAAGTTTTTGATACCACCTTTGACGGCCATCCTTGTTGCCTGATTTTCGAAATTCTCTGCACAAGTTGGATTTCCTGATGAGTCCACGTAGAAAATAAAAAATCCTTTATTCCCTCCTGCGTGATAGCCTGTCCTATCATAGAGCTTCGAAAACAAGCTCTCTGGTATATTTAGTTTACTTTTTTCCATAATCCTCCCAACAAAATCTCTTCGTATTACAATCTTCAATTTCGGGTGCGTCAAATTTTCTTGGCCTCCCTCCAGTGCCTCTTCCGCACATGGACTTATAAGCTTGGAATGCCGGAAAGTCAAGTTCTTTTTCGTAAAGAATTGTTTTGGCAGTTTGAAATTTTACGCTGTCTAAATTTAACTTCTTCAATTTGTCTATTTCTCTTTGAATTTGATAATCAAACGGATGACCGTTTTCTTCCTCAAAAACAACGCATTCCTTTAGCTTTTCTATTGGAAGGTTTGAGTTGCCGAAATTATGAATTCTTTTATGCAAAAAACTGTCGTAAAAAGGTATCGCAACCAAAACATCACAAGATTGAATGCTTTCAAAATTAAGAATTCCATCGTTTTTAACGTATGCTTCAGAAAATAACTTTCTAAGTTCTTTAAGTCCACTATCGTTCTTAGCAAAAAGAACGATCTTGCTTGAAGCGTTGTCTTCGTGACTGCAATCTATTCTCAACCCGAAAATCAACTTTTTACCCTGTTCTTTTGCCTTTTTTACGGTTTTGCGGAAACCTGCAAAAGAGTCTTCTACCACAACTACTTGCTCCTCGTCTTTTGCTAGTTCAAAAATTCTATCAATAGATAGGATCGACTTTCCTATTGAAAAATGAGTCTTAAATAAGGGTATCATGCCTAACGATACGTCATCACTTAGCAGTTGTCAAGTTAAAGATTTAAAGACTCTATCTGATCTTTTATACTTTCTCCTTCTACGACTCTGTATAGAGTTATATTGTTTGCTTCACAAAATCTTTCTTTGGTGTCGTCTCTTCTTAATTGATCTAAGAAGTTCTGGCGGCTATTGGAATGAAAGTGTTTGTTGAATTTATAATGCTGCCTACCGTCAACTTCTAAAGCTATCTTTTTTGAAGCATTGTAAAAATCAAAGGAGAGTCTGGTTCCTGCAACGGGAAACTCTTCATAAACAAAGTCAGAACACCAATATTCATAAAGGATTTCCTTTGCTTGTTTTTGTAATTTTGATAACGACTTTCCTTCCCAATCAATAATATACTTGTGGGTAGACCTTACTTTTTTTTCAAAACCTTTTAAAGTCAAAAAAACCATTATAAAGCATCAAAAATTTCCTTATTGCAAAACTTATTAAACTTTTTATAAAGTTCTGGATTCTTTTCTACTTCGTTATACAAATTGTCTAAGCCTTGTATTCTAAATTCTTCTCCTAAAAATTCTGTTAAAGATTTTTCAGACTTGATCCAGCTTCCTTTTTTCTCAAGAAAAGACCAAGCCATTAAAAGGTCTACCACTTCTCTTTCAACCCAAATTGATTTTCCATTTTTTCTTCCAAATTTAATTGGATAAGAAACTGGAATCATAGTTGTTTCGTTTGTTGATTTGCAGATTTTAATTTTAGCCATTCTCCCGATAGGTCTGTTATTTGCGCCAATATTTGATTTAGGGTCTGGCAGTATGAAATCATCATTATTGGGTCTGATAAATTCAAAAACCCAATCAGGATAATGAACTGCCGCGTTTCCTCCAGAAGCTCCTCCTAGTTTATTCCTATCCTTTGCTATATATTGAGACGCTCTAATTTCCGCCCTGACTTGGCCCATCATAATACATTGATGACCTCTTTTTGAAAGTCCAAGATTCGTTCTTCTCAAGAAATCTCCAGTCATTAATGCTCCTGCTGCTACTTTGGGCGCATCCTCTGTTCCTTTATCCAATGCTGCTCTTGGAATAAGCCCGTCCATAGAGTCGATGATGATATGGTATCTAATCTTTTTTTCGTTTTTGATTAACATTCTTAGCCAATCAAAAACAACTTCATATACGTTCGACTCAAAAACTAAGGAAGTTCCCACCTCCCATTCTTCGGGATCATGGACGAATTTTATTTTCGTCCTTTCTTTCATCGCATCCGAAAGCCTTCCTTCTGCTTTTACAAAAATTCCTTTTGAGTCCTCGACTGTTTCTAGAAAGTTGCCTTGAATTTCTAAAGCTTCAGCAGTCTTTCCGCTCTCTGTTGGTCCTACAAATCTAATAAGCCCTGAAGAAACGCCTCCACCAACTACCTGATCTAAAATCTTAGAACCAGTTGATACGGAGTAATTGCCCCTAAATTCCTCAAAGTTATAATGAAACTCTCTATTTGATTCAAAATACTGTTTTGTTGTCGCTTTGTCGGATACGTCTTGTTTACTCATCTAAAAATTCCCTAAATTTCTTAATCTTTTTCTTTGCAAAATTATAACCTTTTTTTTCAGTTCCTGCAACTATTTTATCCTCTTTTGGTTTGTATAAAAACCTACTTAATTCTTTTTTCAAATACTGCTCTCCATCTTTCGAGAGAAACCAAGCTAGACTATTTAAATCAAACGGTTGCTTGACCATATTTAAAAAATCAACCGGATATTTTTCAAAAATATCCTTTGCTAATTTCTGCTCTCTTGCGTAAACCACTTTCACAGAAGGGTTTATCATTTTTTTGATGAAAGCCTTTCTTTCCTTAAAGAATGTTGGTTTTTTCATTGATGCTAATTTCTTGATGTTCTTCAAGATAACACATGAAATAAGGAAGGTCAAGCCAAAAGTTTAAATCATTTTTTGGATCACCCAAGAACGTATGAACTTTATCTCCAATAATATAAAATTTTCCAGAAAATGCCTTTATGTCTCCGACATTTATTTTATCGCCTATTTCCTTCTTTAATTTTTTGGCCTTTTTGTTGTCATCATCCAACTCTATCTCGTAATTAAAATACTTGTTTCTAAATTCTTTTAATTTCGATTTGCGCTTGAGTCTTAATCTAAATTCAATTCCAGAACTTTTTAATGACTCCAAAAAATCAGGGTCAAATTCTTTTGAAGAATATTGAATTTGATCTATTTTTGCGCCAAAGTTTTGTAAAAATACTTTTGATATAGGCTTGTCTGTCTTGATGGATAATTTCTTATCTGTTTGTTGTAAAATTTGAAGCAGAATATTTTCATTAAAAACTTTATCCATTCTAACTCTAATTTTGCAATCTTCAGGAATATTTACTTTCGGTATCTCAACTGGTATAATATCAACAGTTTTGTGCAAGAATTTATCTCCAATATAAATTGTTTTAATACTTTTCCAAGAATCAAAATTTAATTTTTTAAACACTTCGTTTGCTATCTCTTCAGGTTTGATGATGTCAATTTTTTTAGGGTCTTCGTTGTAAGAATAAGAAGGCCTATCTCCATTTCTATGTGATTCTATAGTTTTTGATTTAGATTGATTCCACATTGGCTTGCAGCTACTTTCGTAAGTGTGGGCATACAGACTTACAGTTGGGATATTATAAGCAGAAGCCACATGAACGGGGCAAGAGTCTATTCCAACATGGCATTTCGCGTTTTCAACTAAAAAGAACATCTGATGCATAGATGTTTTATTCATAAATAAATCCACACCATTTATTTTTGGGTCTTCCTGTGTTCCAACTTGAATTATTTTAATACCTCGCTTTTCTAATTCGCGCTTTAAAATCGAAACGACTTCAGGCCAATAACTATAATTTTTTGCAGGAACTTTATTGCTAGTATGTATAGTTATATAATTTTCAAATGGGATAGGCACAAAATGGCTTCGAATAGAAGGTTTATGTTCTATTTGCACTCCCAAATCTTTTGCATAAAGCTCTAATAAATGACTCATCTTTCGAAATTTGTTGAATATAAGTTGAATTGAAATTCTTCGTCTTCTGGACCATGTAAATAATTAAGAAATCTTTGACTGCCAACAAACGGCAAGTAAGCTATATCTGCATATCCTTTATATTCTCCTTTTCCTTCCCAAAAAAGGAAGTTATCCATTCCGTTTTGATAAGGAATCAGGTTCTCAATATCTGGATGAGAACTTATCATAGGATAAAACTTAGGGTCTGTAACGAAATAGATTTTGTGTTCCTTGTGTTTCTTTTTTAAATTAGAAATTAAGGAATTAACAAGTAATACATCTCCCGCGCTTTCTGGCATTACGACAACTACTCTTTTTTCGTCTTCTTCAGAAAAGAAGTCTTCGATTTTTGATTTCTTCTTTGTTAACTCTTCTTTTTTCTCTAATGCGGTTTTTTTTAAAAAATTAAACAATGCTTGTCTTCCATTTTTCTTAATAATTTCACACGCCTTTTCAACCTCTATATCTTTTTCTGACAATTTTTTATCGAAAAATCCTTTATAAACAAGGGCGACCCATTTTTCGTCACTTACGTTTTTGTCAACTTCTATTGAGAACTCGCAATTTGGAATTGTATCTTCAAAATCAAAATCCCAATCAGTTTTTCCTAGTTCTAGAAATATTTCCTTTAATCTGCCTACTGCCTTTTCTACAGAAAACCTTTGTGAAACGCAATTGATAGCATTTTCAACTAATGTATGTTTATCTAATTTAGATAAATTCTTGACCTTTTCTAAATTTTCTGCAATAGAAGTTGGAAGTGTAGTAGCCTTAATGAATTGAGTTAAAGGTTCTCTATAAGAGACCCATTTTAGAGGCATTCCTCCGTCCTTTTCATAGCAGGAATCTGTCCCGCAAGAATACTCAGTGGCTAAAGTTATTAATCCAGCACTTTTTGCTTCTTGAATTGGAAGCTCTTGCCCTCCGCTCGTAAACGGATGACAATAAACATCCATTAAGTTGTAAATTTCATTTAACTGCTCTTCTGAAACTCCAAAGCCGTTATTTTTTGTTACTTGTCCTTTTTCTATGCCGCAGCAATCACAAGTTATTTCCTCTCCTTGGTATGGTTTAATGGAATAATCCTTGCAAGACCTGCAAATATAGGTTGCCAAAATGTCATTTTTATCTAAATTTAATTCATTAATGTATTTTTCAATATCCCACGCATTTGCATTATGTGGCCAATCTGTATGTAAAAGTAATTTTGCGTTTTTACCAGATTCTGTTTCTTTGAATAACTTAAAGCCCTCAAGGAGATTTGGAACGGATTTTCTTAATTGATTTTTAAAGACGAAGCCTATAAGGAATGATTCATCAACTGAATGTTTTTTTCTAAGCTCTTCTCTATTCTTTAACGGGAAGAAGGAAGAGTAATCAATTGCGCCGTGAACTGTTTCTACATCGAACCCTCTTTTGGACATTTCCTCTTCTGCGAAAGAAGCCCATACTAAAAATTTGTTAACCTTTGGAGCTAACCAGTAAGCTTGATCTAAAATTGGAGAACTATCTAGAGTGGTCCAAATAACTGTATTTAGTTTGTCAAACCATTTCTTTTTTACCCAATCGAATGCCCATACATCTTCCACACCAAGAACGATATCTGGCTTTTCTTTTTTGATAATTTGATCAATGGTGAAATTTCCATATTCAGCAAGCCTCTTTTTGTGCTGATCTTGTTCTATTTCTTGAAGGATTCTTGGATCGTTTGGATAAGTTCCGTAAGATTTCCAAGGAGTCTTTAAATCTGCTGAAAAAGAAACTCCATTAGCCGCCTCTACTACCTCAAACCTTTCGTCTTCAGACAATAGCCTTAAAACGTTTTTTGCATTTTTGCCAAAACCAGTTAATGCTCGACTGTAATTACTGTTGAACAGTATCTTGATTTTTTTGCTCATTTCTTTTTTTAATTTCTTTTGCTAACTCAGAGGCGTCAATTGCCATTGCTTGTTTGATGTATGATTCTAGCAATACTTTTAAACATTGACACTCTCCACAACTCAAGGATGCTGAAATAAAAATGTCTTTTCCAGTTAATCCAAAAGCAATATCAGATACAGTGTCAACTCGATGGCCTTTGGAGCCTTCTTGTCCAAACTGTCTTTTCTTTGTCCACGGCGCGAATTTAATCCAAACTCCGCTATCTCCGTTTTTGTGATAAGTTTGAAATGGGATTCCAGTCAAAATAGTATGAAGCATTTCACCAGCCTCCGTTGGGTTAATCATCACGCTTTTTTTATTAGCATAATCAAATACAGCTACTTGTTTTTCTTGATTAAATCCTTTTTGTGGAACTAATTCAACAAACAACCTTTCTTGCCAGCGGTCTTTATTATTTTTTACCTTAGAAGTGTTAAAAGAGATTCTTGCCCCTTTATTCGTGCCGTTGGGCTTAAAAACAGTGTAATTCATAATTGTATAGCTTTTAAAGAGTATAAAAAAAACTCATACAAAAATCAATGGAAAATAAGATTAATCAAAGACAATACGAGCCTTATTCTTTAAATACTCCAAGTGGCAATCTTCGTTTTGATGAATTTGTAGAAAGTTTTTCTTGTTATTTGTTGGAATCTTTAACTGGAAATTTTGATATAACAGGGAATTTGACAGTTAATAACGGTCAAGTTTTGTTTTCCGATATATCTAACGACATACAAATAGGTTCTAATAATTCTGTCTTAAACTCTTTGGATTCTATTAACAGCGGTTCTAACTGCGCCATTGTTAATTCTAATGAAAGCTTCTTATCTGGAGATAAGAATACTATAATTGGAGGTTCTGATAACCAAATTGTAGATTCTGACGACGCAGCAATTCTTTTTGGAACTCAAGCGATAATATCTAAAAGCACAGGCTCTGCCATCTTAGCAGATGGAAGCTCTTCGCGAGTAAAGGAGTCTGTTCAAAGAGAAAACTCTCTTACAATAGACTTTAATTCTGGACTTTTTATTAAAAATGATACTTTTGTAGAAGGCTCTCTTTTTTCAACTGGAGACTTTTCTATATTCGACTCTGATGTTCACATTAACGCTTCGAACTCTGGACTTTTCAGTGGCGACTTTCAGGTTTTAGGCAATGCTTATCACACTGGAGTTTCACTTGCAGACTTTGGAGATTTAACATCTAGCAGTGGTGATTTATTGCAAATCATAACTGGAGCAAGTGGGGTGGCCTATGACGACTTAGCTGCCAGCGGAGCCTCTTTAGAGGCTAAATTATTCTCGACAGGACAAACTTTGGACGGGGCGATGGTAAAGAGGGTCACTCATCAAAACATAACTGGCCCAAAATATTTCACAGCCTTAACTGGAGAAAGACTGAATATCGGAGCATCTGGAAGAACTGTCCCTACGGCAAGAACTGCATTTGGAAACAGTGGAGATATAAGTTTCGACCAAGAATATCTTTATTTATGCACTGGAAGCAGTTCGTGGGCTAGAGTAGCATTATCTTACTGGCCTTAATTTTATCCTTCGCAACTTTTACAGTCATTTAATTTTCTATAGAATGCTTGCGCTGCATTCGTCGAGTGCTGGTAATACAGGCCTTTGATTCCCGACTCCCAAGCGTAAATTAGGAGTTTATTTATTTCTTTTGCTGGAGTTTCGGGAGGTATTGTAATATTCAAGCTTTGACCCTGATCAATGTATTTTTGACGCTGCGCCGCTTGAGTTACAATCTCTTTTTGAGAGATTTCTGCAAAAGTTCTAAACACTTGTTTCTCTTCTTCAGAGAGGCATTTTAATTGCTGGACTGATCCATTATTTCTAAGAATAGAAGCCCAAGTCTCTTCAGAGTCTTCCCCCTTTTCTCTTAATAATTTTTCTAGAAATGGATTTTTAATTGTAGATTTAAACTTTGCCAAATCTTTAACATAATAATTTGACTTATACGGCTCAATACTTTGAGAGACTTGACCAAGAATAAACGCAGAAGAGGTATTTGGGGCTACAGCCATTCTCGTAGCCCATCTCTCTCCATAGCCTTTCAACAGAGGAGGTTCTCCATACTCTGCTGCCGCTCTTTTTGAAGCTTCCAAGCTTTGTTTGTGGATTGTCTCGAAAACTTCTGCGTTTAGCATTTGAGCCTCAAGGGACTCAAAAGGAATCATCTTGCTTTGAAGAAGAGAATGATAACCTGTTGCTCCTAACCCGATTGCTCTTTGATTCTCTGAGAATCTAACTGCTCTCTCTAGGTGTTTTACGCCTTTTGCTTTTTGAATGAATTCCTCTAAAACGGCATCTAAAAATAAGCACAAAACTTCAACAGCATCTGTGTCCTTCCACTCATCGTAATTCAGTAAGTTCATGGACGCAAGACAGCATACAAATGATTCGTCTGGAGACGAAGAAAGCTGGATTTCATTACATAAATTTGAAGCATTGATTCTTCTTCCTTTGTCTTTGTAAACTTGAGGAGCTTGATTATTTGCGTTTCCTACAAAGTGAATATACGGAAGCCCCGTTTCTGATCTAGCTTTAAGCACAGCAGCCCAAATTTCACGTTTTTCAGTGTCTCCGTCAATCATGGATTTCATCCATTCGTCTTCTACACAAACCCCTGTGAAGAGATGTTGGATAGGATGTCCTTCTTGTTTGATTTTAAGAAATTCTTTAATATCTCCATGATCAATTGGAAGATAACAAGCCATTGCTCCTCGTCTTACAGAACTTTGCTTGCAAGTGTCAACTAAAGTATCAAAAATTTTCATAAAGGAAACGGACCCATCTGACTTGCCTCCTGTCGAAATTTCTGCTCCTCTATGTCTTATGTCTCCAAAGTATGCAGAAGTGCCTCCTCCCATTTTTGTCATCATGCCGACTTCTGAAGTCGTATCTAAAATAGACTCCATATTATCACTTACGTAGCTTCCAAAGCAAGCGATGGGCAGACCTCTCTCCTTTCCAAAGTTAGCCCACTCTGGAGAAGAAAATAAGAAGTGACCTTTAGATGTGTAATCTAAAAACTTTTCTACATAACCTTCCTTTTTTAAAAATCTATTGGCCGTTTTTGCGAGTTCTTCAATTCTTTTCTCTGGACTCTCTCCTTCTGAAAGGTATCCGTTTTCTAGAAAGATTCGTGATTTTTTATTAAGCCAAGGGTATTTCATATTAATTAAAAGTATATGCGGGTTTTTGTCTCTGAGTAAGGGGGCGTTGTAGCCTTCACCCCTCCCGCTCTCAGTCGGCTCCTCTGTGGGAAATTAAAACAAGTCGTCTGCTGTAATGGATTTATTTTTCCTAGAATAAGCTGTTGGTCTCTGGTCAAAGAAATCGTAATGAGCGTCACTAAACAGTTCTTCATTAAACCAATTAGTTTTTTCTAGTTCTGATTTATCCACATCGAAGATTGCATCTAATTTTATGCCGATTAACGACTGATTTAAACGATCTTTTACAAATTCTTTAACTTGGTCCTTTTTAATAAAGTCTGTGTCTCCATTATCAAAAATCCAATCTAAAACTTTTTCTTCTGCCTTGTATGCTTTTTGGCAATACTTCACAATTAAAGATTTTAATTCATCTGTAAAAAACTCAGGATGCTCTTCGTGAATTTGGTTAATCAGGAAAGTGCCAAACTGTCCATGAATGGCTTCTTCTTTGGATGTCGCAGCTACAACATTATTAATATCTTTTAAGAATTTCCTATGCTTGTTAAAAGACATAATGATAAAGAACTGAGAAAACAGAGATACATTTTCAATAAAAAGAGAAAACAAAATAATTGACTTTACGAAATTCTCTTCCAGTCTTGCGTTAGAAAATTCTTTATACTTCTTTAAGTAGTTGTGTCTATCTAAGATGACGGGAGTATCATACATTTTTTCAAACTCTTCATTTAGGCCCATCACTTCTAAAAGGTGGCTGTATGCTCTTTCGTGGCGAACCTCTGACTCAGAGAAGGTTGCTCCAACCATGTTAATTTCTGGCAAAGGCATGTGAGTATGCAAATGCCCCCAAAAAGTTTTTACGCTAACCTCAATTTGAGAAATAAGAAGAAGGCACTTCTTTACGATTTCTCTTTGGTAATCATCTAGTTCAGTATGAAATTGCTGAACGTCTGTTGTAAAGTTCCATTCTTTATGAGTCCAGTAGGACTCGTTTATCGCGTCTGTAAACTCTTCGCATTGCGGATAGTTGAATGGTTTAAAATGCTCTCTTGGTGTAAAAAGGGATTGTGATTTACTCATTATACTTTGTCTAATTCAGAAATTTTCATATTATAGCAATCACCCCTGACAGTAAAGCCGTTGTCCCCATCTTTGTCTCCCTTTTTCAAAAATCTTGCTTGCTCAAAATAGTCTTTTGAAGCTTTTACTCCCAAAAACCAACCAACGGTTAAATCGTTTTTCACCCTAACGAAAGCATACATATCACAATCTTGCTTTCTGCTAAAACCAGATACAGAACAATCGTAATAATCCTTCGGCATTACTGAAGTTTGCTTAGATTTAACGTCGACCTTTGTTCCATCCTCTAATACCAAATCCCAATCAAACGTATTGCTAATTTTGCCACCCAAGACTTTTTGTGCAATAAACTCTCCAACAAATCCTGCCAAATTTCCGCCCCCGTTTAATATGCTTTTTCTAATTCGGCCCATTTCTTCTGCCTTTTTTCTGGCATCAATGAGCATTTTTTGAGTTACGGTTACTTCAATCATTGCTGCCTATTTTACACGATTAATTCTCGTTTGTCAAGATATTAAATAAGAAAAACATTAGGACGCCGCAAGGGTAATTTTAATCCATGTTTTTGTAAAAAAACGAGAAGAATGCGTTGGTAAAAAAAACTGATTAAAGCATTCTTCTCGTCCTCCTAGCGAAGCGTAGGAGGCTCGTATAGGTTACGTCGTATAGGTTACGTCGTATAGGTTACGTCGTATAGGTTACGTCGTATAGGTTACGTCGTATAGGTTACGTATTCCAGCTTCGCTGGTCTCGGAAATCAAGATTTCCTCGTATTCTTTTGCAGATAGGGACTGATGACTGAATCCGTATAGTGCCGAAGGACCGTTACCCGTTACGTATTAAGTATAGATACGTAAAAACATCTTGTCAAGCGTTTTTTTAATTTATTTTGTAATTGCATTTTTTGTTTTATAGTCGTATGATAATGCATGGGACATTACGTAGAAATTTTAAACGAAAAGTATCTGGAGCAGCCGAAACAAGGGGATGCTGGTATAGATTTAATAGCTAGGGATGATCCTGAATTTATCACAGATAAAGACGGTGATGTTCTTTTCGTTGAATACAATACTGGAGTAAGAATTGCGCCTTCATCTAATTCAATGCATGGTCTTGTGTTTCCCCGATCCAGCATTAGCAAATATCATCTGTCACTCTGCAACTCTGTAGCAGTTATTGACTCAAGCTATCGTGGCGAAATTAAACTAAGGTTCAGAACACTGAAGGAAATGGGCAACTTTTATCAAAAAGGAGATAAGATCGGCCAACTTATTTTCTTTTCCCCTTGTGTCCCTGAATTAATTTTTGTTGACAAATTCGAAAATAAGACTACGCTAAGAGGTGAAAAGGGCTTTGGCTCCACAGGAAGATAATTACATGGAAAATACAAAACTAATCGCAGTGACAGGTCTTGCCAGATCGGGTAAGGATTCTTTTGCGTCTGAAATTAAAAGACAAGTAACAGACTTAGCTCCAGACAAGTCAGTTGGCATTTTTGCTTTTGCCGAAGGAGTTAGAAAAGAGATTCAATTTTTCCTTCAAGAAAACTTGTCAATTTCTGCGTGGACAGAGGAAGAAGAAGAGAAAAAAATTATACGACCCTTCCTTGTCGCCTATGGCAATGCCAAGAGGGACTTGTCTAAAAACAGGTATTGGATTGAAAAATTAGAAAAACAAATTCAACAAAGACAATGTGATGTTTCAATCATTTCGGATTTAAGATTTGCAGAAAACGAAACTGACGAACTGGCTTGGTTTAAAAAACAAAATGGACTTCACATTCATTTAGACAGACTTGTTGACGGGCAAGAAATGAAAGCCCCAAACGAATTTGAAGAAAAAAATAATCCTAAATTAAGAGAAGCGGCAGACGTTGTATTAAAGATGGAATACGAAGAATCTCTTGATGCTTTCAAAAAAACAGTTAAAACAAATGTCGAAAACATTTTAGAAAAAGAAATCGGCAGAATATTATAATGGAAGACGGAATTTTAATTAAAGATATTTTAGAAAAAAACTCTAGCGAAGCCCTTGTAGAGCTTTCAGAAAGGCACACTGGAATTTTTTATAATATAATTCAAAAATACCTGCCCAAGTATGACAACTCTTCCTACTTTGACGATTTCGAATCACAAAAAGAGTCGATACTTTTTGATGCTGTAAAAACCTTTGACGAAGAAAAAGGAGTAAAGTTCGTAACTTGGTTTGCTAATAAAACTAAATACCTCTGCTTAACAGAAAGAACTAAGCACACAAAAAGCCCATCATTCTATGAATTTTCTGAAGAAATGGGTGAAACCTGTCAAGAAACTCCATTTAGTTATTGCGACCTAAAAGATGAAACGCAAGAAATTTTAAGAAAAGTAAAGTCTAGATTTGGAGAAAGAAATGCTGAAATGTTTTGTGACATATATTTTGGTGGAGAAAAAAAAGTAGGTCAGACTTTAAAGCAAGTAGGAGAGAAATACGGAATATCAACCCAAGCGGTGCAAGCCTGTCACAAAAAGATTATTAATTTTTTAAAAAATGAAAATACAATTAAATTCCCCAATCAATAACCTTTCATTAGGAAATGTCTCGTTTAACTTTGCGAGGGAATTGGTTAAAGACAAATCACTGTCTTGCTTTTTTCCTGAAAAAGACGCTCTAGACTTTTCGGCGTTTGACGAGGCTGATGATGAGATTAAAAAAGAAATCTTAATATCAGCGCAAAATAGATTAAAAAAGTTTAACGAAAACGACCCAACATTGAAGATTTGGCACATTAACGGTTCTGAATCTTCTTTTGGAGCTAATAGATATTTATACACTTTTTACGAAGTAGATGAGCCTACCATTGAAGAAATCAATCTTGTTAAAAACCATAAGGCCGTTTTCTTCTCTAGTTCGGAAGCTTGCCAAATCTTTAAAGACAGAGGTTTGGATAATGTTTATTATATTCCTTTAGGATTTGATGAAGACATTTTAAAAGCTCAATGCCACAACAAGTTGAAAGACGTAGTTCATTTTGGTTTAATTGGAAAATTAGAAAGAAGAAAAAATACTCAACAAATAATTAAGCTTTGGCTTAAAAAGTATGGAAACAATCCAAAATACCAGTTAACCTGCTTGATCGACAACCCATTCTTTAGAAAAGAAATTTTTGAAAAAATAATTAACGAAACTTTGGGTGGAAAGCATTGGAATAATATCAATTTCCTTCCAAGATTAGAGAAAAACTCAGAAGTTAATTGCTTAATGAAAGCTATTGATATTGATTTGAGTGGCTGTAACTTTAACGAAGGCTGGAACTTGCCTAGTTTTAATTCTGCTTGCCTTGGTAATATCTGCGTGGTTGGAGATGGAATGGCCCACAAGGATTGGGCTGAAGGAGAAAATATTGTGAAGATAAGCCCCGAAACAAAAGAGGAATGTTACGATGGAGTATTTTTCCAAAAAGGCAGTCCATTCAATCAAGGAAAATTTTACAGAGTTGGCGACGAATCTATTATAAAAAGTTTTGAAGAAGCTGAAGAAAAGCTAAAGACATATAATAAAGAAATCAGGAAAGACCTGATTGATAATTTTTCTTACAAAAATTCCTTGGTTAAAATCAAAGAAATTATCAACGCATGAAGAGAGGAATTACAACGAGGGATGGCGAGGCGAGGATTTCCTGCTCTGACTTGTTCGCTGGATTTGATCCAGATGAACACGAAATGCTTACTATGGACGGCTTTGATGACTGCATAGCTGGAGTGGTGGAGCGGTTTGGGCAGAACCCAATCGTCTGCTACGATAAGGAGAAGGTAATCCAACACCTAGAATCAGACGGCATGGATAGGAACGAAGCAGAGGAATTTTTTCACTTCAATCAGATCGGCTCATGGATGGGCGACTCAACACCGTGTTTTTTATCAGCTAACGACCAAAGTTCTGCTACTGGCGAGGTCAGTTCGTAGCAACGACTTGTTATCCAATTTTATTATGAGAAAAATTAAATTCAATGGGAAAATAATTGAGATAACCGTTTGACAAAAAAGACATTTGAATTATAGTATACTATGGCTAAAAACGAAAAAGGACCAAAGAAATTTAAAAGAGACGAATACGGACTTTTAGAAAGTCAAGAACACCTCTTTAAAGAAGATGGATCAGTTGATTGGAGAGGAATGGTTTCTGACGATCATCTTTATCCAAATAAAGATTGGTTTGAGTCAAGGCAAAAGCAGATTCCTAAATCAGTAGAAGGTTTAGAAGATTATCAACTTTTAATTAAACTCTCTGGAATTAGAGAGATTGCAAATATTAGAGGATTTAAAAATGTCGAATACAATGTTGTTGAGTCTTCTACTTCAAGGGCCGTTGTGAAATGCAAGATTACATTTCTGGAAAATTACGAATCTCCAGAAACTTGTTTTGAGAGCATTGCAAATGCAACTTTGGATAATACAGATAATTTTGCGAGAAAGTTTTTAGAATCTATTGCGGAAAATAGAGCTTTTGTAAGATGCGTTAGAGCGTTTTTAAATATACCAATCGTCGGTGCTGACGAAATCGACAAAAGCCAGAAGCCAGAAAAACAAGTCGAAACTGTTGACTCTGCAAGCTTTAGTCCTCAAAAAACTTTGGAAAGACATGCTCGCAATAGAAATCTTAACGATTTTGAAGACTTCAAATCGTTTTTAAGAACAGCTTGGAAGGCTGGAGAATTCAAAAGCGATAAAGTAAAAGACTGGAAATCTTTTAAGGATATCCCCGCAAAAGAGAGCAGAGTTTTGATAGACTTACTAAACAAGTAGAATGCTACCGTTTGACCAAAAATACTTATTGTTTGACCTTGAGACGGAGGGTTTAAACTTGGCTTATTCAAGGCCTTGGGAGCTTTCCTACGTCTTGGGGCAAGGCAACAAGGTCATTGGCAAAAGACAAATTTACATTGACATACCCGATTTGGATTTGCCGTTCTTTATTAAGAAGCTTTGTGGTTTCGATCAAAAAAAATACGATAGAGAAAAAATCTCTCCACAGGAAGCTTGGAATCATTTTAAAGAATACCTTTATAATCCTGAATATAAGGTTCTTGGCCAGAATATATTAAAATATGATGCAAACATTTTAGGAGTCTTGTCTGAGATGTGTGGAGAAAAAATTGATTATTCCTTTATTGACAGAATTTTAGACACAAGGCCTTTAGCAGTGGCGCATAAAGAAGGACTTGAGAAGCCGAGAGGCAATTCTTCAATGACTGAATGGCAATATAAAATTCTAAATGATAGGTCTTTAAAAGCCAAAGCGTCCCAAAAGGTCTTGTTAAAACACTTCGGCATTAAACACGATCCAAACTTGCTTCACGACGGACTGTATGACTGTGAAATGAGTTGGGAAATTTTCAAACAACTAAAAAATGCTTTGGAGTTATGATATTTTTTGACGAAAAAAACCCAAACAAATATAATTTTTTAAAAAAACTATTAACGCCTTACTCTTTTAAACGCAGTTTGAATAAAAAAAAGATAGGGTGTGGTGATGGAGGCTACGTTATTGACCCATCTTATGTAGATGCTGTTTTATCTTATGGTATAGGCTCTGATCCAGAAGGCGTTTCGTTTGAAACTGAAATGCTAGACAAAGGATGCGAAGTCCATATGTATGATGGTTCAATAGGATTTCTTCCGGTTTCTGAAAGTTATTTTGGCGGCGTTGCTTATTTTAAATCGGAATATTTAACCGAAGAAAATTTCAAAGACCATTTGGATAAATTCCCTAACAGGCCTTTGATTAATTCCGTTCTTAAAATGGATATAGAAGGCAACGAATATAAATGGCTTACAGATAGAAATTTAAAGCTGCTCTCTGACAGGTTTGGCCAATTCACTATTGAGGTTCATTCTTTAATCGAAGAAACGCCAGAAGGATGGGTTTTAGAACCTCAAATTAAAGAGGCTAAAGAAAACAAAAAAGCAACAGCCTTATTTTTTGAAAGATTAAATAAAAAATTCACTCTATGGCATATTCATGGAAATAATCATTCTCCGAGATATGTCGATTTTCCAGACTCTTTAGAACTAACCTATGTAAATAAGAAACTCGCAATGCCAAGCGGCAAAGAACCAGAAGGCTTTCCCGTAGAAGGGCTTGATGAACCCAATTTTAAAGAGAGGGATGATTATGTTTTAGATTGGTGGCTTTATACTCTATAATAATAAAATGACTTACGACGAACAAATTAAAATCCTAAAAGCAGCAAGGGACGGAAAAAGACTCTTCGCCAAGGAAAAAGGAAACGACTCTAAGGATTGGGAGTTTTTTGATCCAAGATGCACTTTTAGAAACTCTTTTAGAGCCGAAAGGGACGTTCAGTTTAATTTCCAAAAATATGAATACAAAGTTTACTCAGGATACTAAATGAGCAAAACATATTTAATTGGGATAACACAAGATCAAAAAGAGAATATAAAATCTCTCACTGATCCTATTTGGAATTTCGTTGACGGCTTAATATTTGTTGATCATGGATCAACAGACGGAACGAGAGAACTTTTAGAGGAAAGAAAAGGTTGTGGGAAAATAATCGACGAAGAATGGGTAAACTCTCACGATTATAGCATGAACCACCTTCTTTTAAAAGGAGGGCTTGAAAACGGAGACTGGTGTATTTTTAGAGACTCTATGGAGAGATTCAACGAAGAGTGGGCATCAAAGATAGAAGATTTTGTAGATCAATTAAGAATTAGGGGGATTAGAACTGTTTACAATTATGGAAAGATATTTATGTTTCAGTATAATGATTCAATGTTTTTTACCGGAAGCCCTCATTTTGGATTACAAGGAGCGCAAGCGCATTCTGTGGACTTAAAAGACCTTTATAACGAAGACAAAAAAGAACACACTTGGAGAATAAGAGACGGCGAAGAAGGAGGTAGGCCAATTGATAACAAAATAGATCACGAAGCGAAATACGCATGGGTTTACGGTAGGTCGAATCATCTACTTCTAGGTTACGAAAATAAGCTAGAGCAATATGAAAGGGCTGAAATCATAAGACAGCACATGAGAGATAATGCTAGGACTGCGGGTTTTGAAATGACAGTTGAAGGTCTTAAAGATTTTTTATCCTTCTTGCTGGATAAAGAGAAAGATTCATTTAAAAGTTTTATAAACTCTCACAGGGTTTGGAGGAATTTTTATAGATTTCATTTCTTAAAAGAGGACTTTGCAGAAATAGAGGAAACAGAAGAGGATTGGAAATATGAATAAAGAATGCCAATTTGTTAATTTCGATATGAAGGTAGTGGTTTAATATGAAAATTTCTGTATACTCTTCTTTATTTAACGTTGAGAGCGGTCTTTTTGACTTGGAAGACGCTTTATTGAATTGGTCTAAATACGCAGACGAAATTGTAATAGCTACTTTTGAAGATGAAAAAAATAGTATCGTTACGGCGATTAAATACGCGGCAGAGGCTATAGGCTTCAAAGGCGGTATTAAAGTGGTTGTCAAAAAAGATACAAATTTAGACGACCCTCTTTTTGATGGAAAGTTAAAAAACGCAGCATTGCAAGCTTGCTCTAATGAAATCGTCATTCAACAGGATTTTGATGAAAGAATTGGTGGAGAAAAGATTTATTGGAAGGATTTGGCTGAAAGAATTATTCAGTTTAAAATGCCACTAGGATGTCATATTCCAGTAATTGATTTGTATAAAGACCTTGACTCTTATAAATCAGTAAATGCTAAATGGTATATCCACACCAAGGCTGGAACAAAAAGAGGGCCAGTAAATTTCGCAATAAGAAGCGACGGAACAATTGACGTTACAAAGTCAGATACTTGCGAATTAATCAACCATAATGGAGATTTAACGTCTTCAATTGCCGAATTAAGTTTTAAAACAGAAACGCAAAACGGAAAATTCAATACGCAATTTCCTCACATTATACATTTAGGTTATTTAAATTTAAACAACAGGATTGAAAACAATAAATTTTGGAGTAAAATTTGGAGCGCAAGAAACGGGAAAAAAGTTGAAGTTGCACAGGATTTAGATACTTTGGAAAAAGAAAACGACGCAAGACCTCATGGTTTAGAAAAGGAGTGGTGGAAAAAATAATATGATATCAGACGCTTTAGCTATTGTGCTTTACACAAGCACAAAAGGGCATTTCGGTTACAAGGACTGCTACAAACACACTGTAGAAAGGATGATTGAAGAAATTCCATTCTTTGCAGATTATGAAAAAGTTGCACATATAAAGTATTCACTAGAAGACGGTGAAAAGCAACTTATTGAAATGAAAGACTTTTTAAAAAAGAGAGGCTTTGAAGTTTTGATTTCTCAAGGAGATTGGTCACACAACAAAGGCTCTCATGCAAAAGAGTATTACAAAGATATGTTTACGGCACTGTCTTCCGAAAAAATAAGAAAAAGGAGATTTACTTTAGTTTGTGAAGACGATTGGTTGTTAGATTTTAAATGCAAATGGCCCGTTGCCGTTTCCAAGGCTTTGCAGTTTTTAGATAAAGATAAAGACAGACTTTGTGTAAGAATAAATCACGACATTCACAAAGATGTCTCTAAAGCAGACGAAGTGGTGGACGGGTTAATACATCAACAAAATACAGATTATACGCCTTGGGGTCCAACTTTTACCTTTCAGCCAACTATTGTAAAATCTTCGGAGTGGTTCAACAGCGTTAGGTTTATAAATAGAAATTTAGATGCTTTAGAAAAGGTTCATTGTGAAATTATCTCAGGAGAAATACTGTCGATGTTTTCTGATTCAAGAACTCCATTTTGCTTTTTTAATCCAGAAAAAGTTAATGCAGAACATATTGGAGAAATAGAGAAAGTCAAAAATTATGAATCTTTAGACAATCCAGCCGCATTATGAAGAAATACGGAATTTTATTTTGTGGATACAACTCTGAAGAGTATGTAGAAAAGTCCTTGTCTCCCTTTTTAAATAAAGACAACTTCGTTATTTCAGCCGTATCTGTTCCATTTTTAGAATACAAGGACCAAGAGCCTTTCGAAGATGAGACTACGAACATTTTGAGGAGATATTTAGACGAAGGCAAGATTCACTATCTTGTTGATTTTCCGAAATTCATAAAAGAAGCAGAGGCTAGAGATTTGGCTTTAGATTATCTCCTTACAGAGGGAGTCGATTATTTCTGGATAGTAGATGCTGATGAAATTTATTCAGAAAAAGATATTAAAAATATCTGTGAATTTGTAGGGCAGTCAAAAGAGGATTGGTTTAAAATTAGTTTAAAAAACTTTGTTTTCGATACTCAAACTTACTTGCAAGAACCGTTTTGCCCTCCAAGAATTTTCAAAACACAATCTAAAAATAAATTCAGTCATCCAAGGTTTATTTGGGATAATGATGTTATTTATTCCGATTCTAATTCAAACGAAACGTTGCATTATACAATGCTGCCCAACATTTGCATACCGCAAGACGTAGCTTGGGTTGATCATTATAGTTGGATGAACGACAATATAGGAAGGAGAAAAGTTCAATACCAACAAGGTCATTTTGGACACTGCTCCTTCAAGTGGAATGAAGAAAAGAAAAGGCTTGAATTTGACGAGGAATACTTTGAAAAAACAAAAGAACCTCTCCCAAAAGTTTTTACAATAACATAAAAAGCTTGACATTTATTAAATTTTGCTCTAAAATAAAAATAGAGACAATGAGAAGATTTAGTGCAAACAATTTTGAAAAACATAAAGAAGGAGAACTTGTTTGGTATCGCGATGTGGTGTGCTTCATACCGGACAATCTACTCGTTAGCTTGAACGATAAAATCGCAAAATTAGAAGAATCTCTCTGTCGCCTTGGCTACAAATGGAAGTCTGTTGATATGTTAGAAAACAGCTTTAATTTTAAAGTGGATTTCTCAAAATGGGTTGAGATAAAAAATGGAGTATGTTGAGGTAAAAATGTTGACGACAAGTTTGTTGTTGAGTTTGAGGGTAAAAAGTTCAACTGCCCACTAGAGGCTCTAGAATATATTAAAAGTTATCAATAAATAATAAAATATGAAAAAAGTTTTAATCACAGGGTTTACAGGCCAAGACGGATACCTAATGGCTTCTTATTTGCTTAGAAATACCGATAACGTTGTCGTCTGCGGAATCAGAAGAGTCGTTAGGGGAGAGATTGACGATCCAGAAAACTTGTTATCTAATGATAGGATCAAACTTATTGACCTAGACATAACTGACCAAATCAACGTAGAGAGAGTTATAGAAGAAGAATGTCCAGATTACTTTATCAATTTGGGCGCAAATTCATTTGTTGGAAATAGTTGGTCTATGCCAGTCAATCACATGGAAACAAATTTCATGGCAGTATTGTATCAATTGGAGGCCATTAAAAAACACGCGCCTCATTGCAGGTATTATAATGCAGGAAGCAGTGAACAATTTGGCAACGTAGATTACTCACCACAAGATATTAAGCACCCTTTCAAGCCTCGTTCTCCTTACGGAGTTTCTAAGTGCGCCGCTCACCATTTGTTAAAAGTTTACAGAGAGTCCTACAACTTATACGCAGTTCAAGGAATCCTATTTAACCATGAAGGAATACGAAGGGGAGAAGAATTTGTTACTAGGAAGATCACCAAGGAAGTTGCAAGAATAAATGAAGAGCTTCTTTATAAAAAGCCGAAGCCACTAGAACTTGGAAATTTAGATGCAAAAAGGGACTGGTCTGATTCAGAAGACTTCGTTAAAGGAATATGGCTCATGTTGAATCAAGAAAGAGGAGAAGAAAAAGACTACGTTTTGGCTTCGGGAGAAACTCACTCGATTAGAGACTTCGTTGAACAAGCCTTCAAAGTCGCAGATTTAGAAGGAAGATGGGAAGGAGAAGGAGTTAATGAAAAATACATTTGCAAATTTGATAAATCTGAATTTGAAGCTGTTCTGATTAATCCTGACTTCTACAGGCCAGCAGAAGTTGAACTTTTATTAGGAGACTCGACTCCAGCAAGAAAAGAGTTAGGATGGGAACCAAAAACGTCTTTTAATAAATTAGTAGAAAAGATGGTCGTTAACGACTTAAAGCAATACAATGAATAATCAAATAAAATCAAAAATGCAAAAAGCACTCCACTGGATGATGGAGCTTGAAGACACATGGAATGACTGCAATAATGATTACAGTGCCGATTACAACCAGTTAATCGAAGATATAGAAGAGCTTCAAGAATTGCTTGAAGATCAATAAAGCTATTCCGAATTATTCAGACAATTCATTCTTAATGAACGCTCTTCGGTTTGAGGCTTTCAATACTTCTGACCCTAGTGTTCCAAGACTTTCTACAATGAAAGTCTTGTCTACTTTTGCAAATTTCCTCGACGAATAAGATATTTCAGTCGTAACTCCTTCATCAGAGATAGAGGAGCTTATAGATTCCACGCCCTTCTCTATTTGGAAGTCTTCAATGATTGGAGGGCGAAAATACGAAACTTTAGTAGAAACAAACGGCCCTTGAAATTGAGGGTTTAATTCGTTTATGTTTTCTAAAAACAAGTTTGTCTCAAATATAGGGCCAGTAATAACATTTAAAGTTCTTTTTGCAAAGTTCTTTATCTTTGATTGAAAGTTTCTTAAAGACAAGGTTTCAGAATCTTCTTCTGAACCTCCAGAACTACTGCCGTCGCCTCCTGCTAAATCAACTTTTACATAACTAGCTACAAGTTGATTCTTGACTTTTCTCTCCTCTTTTTTGAAAGCTTTCTCTGATTCTCGCGTTACATAGTTGATGGCATATCCTGCATCTTTCGTTACCATTAAGTAAGACGCATTTGCCACTGGATCGTCAAAACTTAAAAGATTCTGTCTCACTGCTCTTTCTAAACTTTTTGTATCCATACCTGTTCCTTGAAATTGCTCCCTTCTTGCCATCACCACATATTCGCCAGAGCCTACAGCTCCTCTTGTCATTTCAGATGCTATTTCGCCAACCGTGTAATCCGTTCTTACGCCAGCCAAAGCCAATAATTCATATAAAAATTTCAATTGAGGAACTTGAATTATTAAGTCGTCATTTTTAAGTGGGAAAAACTCAAATACATTTAATATACCACCAGATTTAGCGTGAGGAACAAAGTGTTTTGATTCAACTGCACCTTCGCTCATCGGTGCAGAGAAATAAATTCCACCCCATAATTCTCGATAGTTTCTAGCTTTATCATAGAATCCAACTGAAGATGGACTTATTACAGGAGAGTTCGAAAACTGCTCAAAAGCTCCAACGACATTTCCGTAATTAAAAAAGCCATTTACAGTAGTCTCATCACCATCTGCTTCAGCCTGTTCCCATCCCCTTTGCCATTGCGGAGCGTTTGACTCTACAGCTTGATTTCGATCAACCTCCTCTTTTTCTTCAAAGTCTCCGAACTCGCTATTAGATGCAGGATAAAGTTCCCCATTATAACTAGGCGACGAGTTTATTAAGCCATAAACGTATAAATCTAAAAATTCCTCGGAAAATTCCCCCCCTAATAATGGAGCCAGTAACGTAAGTAATCTTATATCATCTTTGTTTAATAATCCAGTTAAAAAAGAACTTCTTAACTTATAAAATTTCTGCTTGCTCGCTCTTGGGGGTCTTCGTTCAAATCCTTTACTTTTATTTAAAGAATCTAAATCTCCTTTTAAGACAAAGTGATTCGCTTCTACATCTCTAATGCTTTTTGTTAAAGAAAGCTGTGTAGCAGCAGAAGTGTTGGTGAAATTAGAAAACTCATTAAGAAGAAGGGTATTTATTTGAGAAATGTCTTTATTCGAAATTACAACAATCTTTTGAGAAAGTGGATCAACATAAAAAGACCTTCCTAACTTAGAAAGGCAAGCAGAAAGAACCTCTCTTATATTTCCATATTCAGAAAAGAAAAAAGACTCATCACTCATAAACTGTTTAGATGAGTCGTCAAATTGAATGCCTTTAGATTCTATAAGTTTATATAAGTTATAAAGAGTGTAGCCAAACCTCGTAGTAATATTGCCGCTTTCATCACCTCCATAAGTAAAAGTTCCTTGGAAGGATGACAATTCAGGGCTTAAAGAACCTCCGGTAAATGTTATCCACTCATCATCTTTGGGTGGCAGGTCTGACACTCCTGTAATTTGTATTGGATACCTCTCTACAAATGTAGTTCTAGAACTGCCTATCAAATTAATGCCATTTCCAAAGTCCTTTATAAAGTTCTTCTTTAAAGAAGGGAATCTTACAAAAGAATTAAATACTGTATTCTCAGGATAGAAACTTTGAGGAACTAAAGACCCTTGTGTAATTGTATATTTATCGTTATTTAAGTTGTAATCTAAATCAGAGTGAATGCCATAAATTAAAACGAGTTCCTTGTCTAAAACTTCAGAAGAAACCTCTTGAAGTTCTACTTGCAAAACCCGTTGTTTAGAATCTTTCCTTTCTGTAAATTCAAGAACGTTCATTTGAAGACCGAATGGAGGTATAGAAACCAATTCTCCAAAATCTGGAAGTATGAATTGATTTTCCTCGCTCAATACAGTTAAGGTCGCAGAAGCTGGACTTGAAGAGGTTTGAAAATTATAGTTAATAGACGCTATTTTTCCGCCAAATAACTCTCCCAAACTTTCCTTTGAATTTATTGTTGGCATTATAAAAATATGGTAGTTAGATTGGGGTTTGAGTTAAACTCTAATTTATCGTTTAATCCAGTCTCTATAATGTCTGAAAGTATAGAACTTGTCTCTAATATATCTGAGTTTCCTATCCTCAACCCGTTTAAATAACCTATAGAAGTCCCTTTATTAAACATTACACCGATAACATCGTAATAACCAGTATAATTAGCTTCATTTTTTGTGGCTTTTGAAAATAGAACTCCAGTAGCTTCGTTATCAGAATCTAACCATAAAAAATTATCATTGTTATCAACCTCATAATGCTCGCCGCTGATTAATTTTACGCCATTTAAAAACATAGATTCTGTAGAAAGCAAAGTTCTTCCAGCATCTCCGCTAAAGCCAGTAATGTATCCAGAATTACTCCACTCAAAGAATTTTGATTCGTAGATTTCCCCATTATCGAAGTTTAAATTAGCATCTTGAAATCCATCTAAATTTAGAAAACCCGTTCCCTGCTTTAAATTAAATCCAGAAAGAAAGAAGTGGCCAGAATTAGTAATAATTTCTCTTTGACCAACAATTGAAACTATAGGAGTTGTTTCTAAAAACGTCTGACCATCTATATAGACATCATTAGACAGCGGAGTGACACTGTTGATCGAGCCAATGCCATTTGTTATTTGACCTTGGTTTTGATAATTTTCTCCAGTGGCTTGATTGCCAGTTTGTAAGTAAAATTCTATCATTAAATTCTTTGATCTAAATAATGAACATAATCAAGTTTATAGTTATCAATTTTCCCCTCTATGAAAGAAAGGTTTTCTACCAAATCCCCCGTTTTTACTATTTCGTCGAATAGATAGGTTTTTTGATAACCAGTTGGCTCAGAAAACAATAATCCTGTGATCGGCTGAACTTGATATAAAGTTATATCATCAGAAGTAGTAACTTTTTTTGTTGATGTTATAGTGTATCTAGTTACGAAGTTGGAAGAATCCTCTAAACCTAAAGTTGCGAATGCGTCATTTCCAGTTGGGGTGTAATCAGTTTCTGGAATCAAAAAAGAAGTCTCTTCAAGATAAGAGCCAGAATTATTAGGCAATACGTATCCAGTTATAAATCTCTCTCCATCTTCCCTAGAATAAGGGGTTGCGTTTTCAACCAAAACAATTTCTACAAAGTCAGACTCTGTAATAACTCGTTGAGTTCCTGTAGCTACCAACTGGTATCCAGTAACTCCAACAGGGGCGACAAGTGTGATATCAAACCCTGTAATTACTTCATCAATATAAGATTGTCCAGAAACAGGAATTCCAGTAGCTACAAAACCAGAAGCTATAGCTTTTAAATCAGAAGACGGATACTCCCCAGATAAAACTAAAAATTGATCAATTGCCCCAGAGAATGTTTGACCTTCCCTCAAGTAAGTTGGCGAGCCTCCAATTGTAAATTTTTGGCCAAAAGAGTTGTTTTCGATTCTAGAATCGGTTCTTAAATACTGCTCTTCAAACTCATCGTCAATTAAATTATATGAACAAAATTTAACAGAATATGGAGAAACAATGGCTGAACATATATTCTTGTTAGCCAATTCTAAATTGTCAGCGACAACCACATACTCTCCAATAGAAGAGTCTATGCCCTGAAAGAACAATTTATTTCTATCATTAATTCCAATATTAAAGCCTTTACCATAATTAAATTCAATACCGTCTTGGCTATAAGAAAACGAGTTTAACGAACCAAATATAACACCGTTTGTTTTATTAAATTTCTCAAAAGAAAACAAAAAAGTAGAAGTCGAGTCCAAATTATCTGGATTTAAAAAACCGTTATGAGAAAAGTCTTCAAATTGAATATTTGAGTAAGTCATGTCTACTCCAGAATTTTCACTCAAGTAGAACGATCCAGTCAATTTCTCTAAAGCAAGAGCAGAAGTTGAAGCATCAGTGTTTAGAACTATCCCCGTGTTTCTGTTTGGATTTGCAGCGGGAGAAGAATTTAAAAAACAACCAGTAAAATCTGTAGAAGATTCCCCTCCTACAAGTCCAGTTTGTCCAGAATTAAATTCATAGTAAAGCATGACAGAACCCGTTCCTCGGTCTGCATATGCATTTACTAAACTCTGAAGGGTTTTATTCATTTTCTATTACAAAAGATTTGCTGAAAGATATTCTATTAGAGCCTGTTTGCAAAGTATCAGATGACACAAAGGAGTTTTGGCCGGAATATTGACTTACGAAAGAATTAAGATAAGAAACAGCTTCATCAGTTGTAAACCCGTCGTTTAAAATCCCATTAAAACTTACACTTGTTCTTTTTAAAGTGTCATATACTTCTTGAACAGAAAAGCTATTGTCTATAGTCTCTTTGATTGTAAAATTCGGAATCGGATGTTGCGTATCTACATTTATACTTGCATTTTTAAATATTCCTGAAAACAAATCCTTTTTGTTAGAAAAATCAACAGAGTAATCTATTGACGATGAATTAGGAGATTTGTTAACAGTTTTTTTAATAAAATTTGAGTCTAATGGCCCATCGTAATAAGGTCCGTTGATTCCGGTAAAATAAGAAAAATGATTTTGAAGAATAGGAAATTGATCTAATCCTGAAAAATACTCTTGCACTTTTTGAAATCTAACTTCTGATTCTGGAGCCTGTCCAGTGAATATATCATTAGTTGAATTATATTTAATTTCCCCCTTTATTGAAGCATTTATAAATCCGTCATCTTTTGATGCATTAAAGTCTGTAGAAAAATCGTGAATAACTTCTCCAGTTCTAAAATCAGTAGGATCATTAAATGTGAAATTGAATGAAATTTTGTTCGATCCAGTATCGACATTGTAATTAAACGATTGAGGAGACCTAAGTGCCTCTCCATAAAGGTCTTCTTCATATTCTGTTTTAAATCTAGTTAACGAATTTTTAAGAAACTCAGTAGCATCTGAAGGAGAAAAGTAACCAGTATCTACTACAACTCCAGTCAGGCCTCCTTCGATAAATCCATCAACAGAGGCAGAAAAAGAATCTTTATCATAAGATATCTTACAAGAAGGACGAACAATGACTCCGCTAATATCAGAATTAAGCGACTGGCTTAAAGAGAAAGACTCAGAAACTGAATAAGTATTTAAAGCCCTATCTATAGATTGAGAAGAGTTTGTTTTTACAACATTGTCTCCGCTAAAAAATATAGATAAATTCTGAAAGTCTCCGATTCTTCCCTCTACAAAAGATTTTGCCACTTCTAAGGATTCAGTTGCCGAAGCTTTAACACCCCTTGCGCTGACTGTATGGACGGCAGAAACTCTTCGCCCGTCTTCTTCTGAATATTCCCAAAAGTCTACAGGGTTCTCAATTCCATAAAATTGAGAAAAGTCCTTTTCTTCAAAAGCTTCAAATTGAATACTGTAAGGTATAGACTTCACCAAGTTAGAATCAGAAAAAGATATAGATACAGGCTTTGCAAAGGGATATGAAGTAGAGCCTACTGTTAAGGTTTTGAAACCGCTCGATAGTCCATCTATTAAAGAGTTTTTTGCAATTTTCAAATCTCCCAAATTGCATCCTGTTATTTCTCCAACCAAATCTATACTAATTAGAGAGTGGTCCATTTCTCCACTTATATAAATGGGCGACTCATCAAGGCCGACAAATGGAAGAGGTGTTGGGAAATCAAAATCTCCATATGAAATAGACAAACTCATTAATCAAAGAAATTGAAAGAAATTGAGGATTTTGCAGAGTTTTGTGCTGGTCTCTCTGAAGATTTTTTATCCTTCATATAGTAGTAAGAACTAGCAGGAAGCTCTCCACTTGCTAATTGTAATCCCTCAAGAGATCGTGACTCATTTAATGAAACAATATCTACAGAGACAGTTTTTTGCCCCAAAGTTTTGGCAGGATTATTAATAATAATCTCCTTGTCTCCGTATATTGGGACAACTTGTGATCTATCCAATTGTTTGGTTTCGCCAACAGATATTTTTCTTTTTAAGATTCCATCTCCTTCATATCTATAAGAAGGGTCTAACGTGTAAGTAAAGGAAGCGTTTATGCTTTTTTCAAATGGATTAAATGAGACGCTCCTAGACTTCTCGTTGAGATTTCCAGATGTTACATCAAAAAGGTCTGGAATTTTAAGCAAAGGGGCGTCAGAATTATCCAATAGATAATCCTTTGAAGTTTGAAAGGCAACTTCTCTATTTGGGCCTTGAGAAGAAATCGAAGTTTGAAAAGAATATTCATCAAACTCTAGCCCCTCATCTTTCGAAGCAGAATATTCAACATTTGTTATTTGATTTCTTCTAGGATCATTTGAAAAGGCGACAGATAATGAAGCCAATCCTCCATCTGAATTTATTGTTTTTTCTATTTGAAAAGGTCTTCCAAATCCAGTATTTTCCACAAGGAGTTCGTCTAGGGACAGCTTAACGCCTGATGCGACCACCGTTTCCAAAGGCTCTTGCAGTGCATTAATTTCAATTGAATAAATTTTATCTGTATATCCGTCTTCACTAAGGGTATTTGAGAACGTAGATTTTTTTGAAAAAACAATGCCATTGTCATCTTCAATTCTGGAAGAAGAAAAAGCCTCCGTCAAAGAAACTTCCTTATTTATTTGATCGTAAGATTCTGTAATCAATGGCTTGAGCCGCCTATCAACCCTTCCCTTTTCAGAAATTCCATCTATTTCGTAACTGAAATTAGGACGATTTGTTAAGTAAGTATTTTTTAAGAACAAATAAGCTTTGTTTAAAAAATCACCCCCCTCATCTTTGCCATATTTTAAATTTACATTTCTATTGTAACTATAAGAATTTTCGCCTCGTTGAAAGGAATACTCTTCTGTAAATGAATCTACATTTTGCGGAGATGGAACATTGTCTGCAATCTCAGAAAGAACATTGTCGTCTTCTGTTTTTGTAAATTCTTCTATTGTTATAGATGCTGTAGTGCTACCAACCCTAGCAGATTCGGGAAGAGAAAGGGATGTGATTCTTCCATTTCTAATCTCATCGACGCCTATTTTTGCTGCAATCCCCTTTTTCGAATAAGCAAATTGAAGAGCTTCAATACCTTCAAGCAATGAATCACTTCCATCTTCAAAAGAACTATCTAAAATAGAAAAAGAATAATTATACGAAGTAGACTTCCCCCAAACATGCTCTGTGTCTAAAAAATTAAACGAGGTATTTGAAGACGCACTTAATATCTTTGTAATTAAAAGAGCCATTAATCAGGTTTTAGGTGGTGCTTTGGGGGTGGGGGGTATACCTATATTGAATATTAAATTATTAATTTCTTGCAATTTCACTGCAAGTTTGTCTAGTTCACCGCTTACACCGTCTCCTCCACTTTCAAGAGCCTTTATTTGCCGCTGGTATGCCTTTCCTATGGCGATTAACCTATCCCTTTCTGTTTTATCGGCTGCGTCTTGCAGTTTCTTATTGTTAGCCATCCTATCTTCTTGCGCTTTTTTCTCCGCTTCTTGCATTTTCGCTATCCTATCTAGCCTATCTTTTTCTGCTTTTTTGGCCGCTTCTTCCATTTTCGCTATCCTATCTAGCCTATCTTTTTCTGCTTTTTTTTGCATGTCGTCAGTATCGACTTGTCCTGAAGGCAAGCGTTTTGGGGGGTTTCCGCCGTATGGGACAGGTTCGCTACCTGCGCCACCACCTGCGCCACCACCTGTGCCGCCACCTGTGCCGCCACCTGCGCCGCCACCTGCGCCGCCACCTGCGCCGCCTTCAATTTTCGTTTTTGGTGCGGTATTCTTTGCGATTTGTTCCAAGTATTGTGTCTGTTGCTCCTCATTAGACAAATTCGAATTAACCAAAATTGCCGCTTCTATTTGTTCTATTTGCGCCCCTAAAACAGTTGAGATTTCGTTTATGTCGCTCGCCTGTTTTTGGGTTGTAGGTCTTAATTGGGAAAGAGCTTTTAATGCAGAAGATAATCCCGCTAATCTTTGGCCAACCCCGCCGACTGTATCTACATTAGCGTTTGACAAACCGCTTTTTATCCTGTTTACGCCTGTTTGCGTAATAACCCTACCTGTTTGGTTTTGAAAACCAGTAAGCCTGTTTAAAATTTCTGGATCAAAACCAGAGGTAGCCTGTTTAAATAAATCCTTTTGCCCTTGAGTTAGTTGTTGACCGACAGGCAGAGTAGGCATTAGACCCGTCTTCCTATCTCCAAATATAGCCTTTCTTATGTCCGTTCCGGCTCCTTGAAGAATAGCTTTTGCAAAAGAGCTAGTATCTTTTCCTCCTGCTGAAATTACTCCTCGCACCCCTTTATCAGAAATTCCAGCATCCGTTAAAAAACGAGCAAGTTTGGCAGGGGAATCTGCCGACCTAAAAGCTTGAGTCACTTTTTGGTTAGTGTTTAATTTTTCTAGTTTTTCCAAATTAGTCAAGAAAGAATCTCTAAGATTTTCTATAAATTCTTTGTTTATTTTTCTTCTTTCTTCGTTTTCTTTTTTTCCAGCCTCAAGCGTGTCTTTTATAAAGTCATCGAGAGCAGAAGTAAGCTCTTCTTTTCCAGAAATAGAAAGGGAATTTAAAGACTCAATAAGCTCTTTTTGGACATTTAAAAACCTTGTCGCACCTGATTCAGAAAACTGTCCCGTTTTAATATTCGACGCTTCTGCCTCAAGGCTTCTGATTATTGTCTCTACCGCATTGGAAGTGTCCACTAATCTGTTTTTAAGCTGGATGGCTCTTGTGTCGGCTATCTGTTTTTTAAAAAACGAATCAAGTGAAGTTTTAAATAATTCTAAATTAGATTCTGGCTTCTCTTCAGAAAAGAAAGACTTCATAAAGTTCTCTAATTCAATCGCTCTAGCGTCACCGCCTATTGCTCTTCTATTTCGCAGTTTAATTGGTCCGCTTTCTTCTCTCGCGGCTCTCATTTTAGCTAATTTTTCGTTAACTTCGGCCATCCTTTCTACTTGGTCCAGCGTGTCTTTTCCAATTAAAGTCTCTTCTTTTGCAAAAGCCGCAAATATAGTTTCCAAGGCAATTGTGGAAGTTCGTATTCCGTTAAGGCCTCTCAAGTTTCCATTTTTTAAATCAGACATTTGCTGCCCTATTGAGCCTAAAAGAACGCGAAATTGTTGGCCCATAAACTCTCCTTTTGTTTTTGGGGCGTTGTCTCCTGTAATATCAATTACGCTAGTGCCTAATTTTGATTGTATATCTGGCCCAAGAAGTTCGCCTCCGATACCTTGTCCAAGCTCAAAGGCCGCAGGAATCCCAATGAGAGCCGCACCTCCTTTTAGAGCATTTCTTGCGCCTTTATTTTTTCCACCTTGCACACCAAGCTTTTTACCAGCCTTTTTAACAGAACCTTCAGGAAGAAAGGAAGATACGACAGCTAAAGAGCTAATCGCAGCCCCTACTTTAGTAAACGCATCGCTAGTTTTTTGTATTTCATCTGAAGAGTCAGCAACAGCATTAGTTGTTTCTTTTAATGAAGACTTTAGAGTTTTAATTTTATCATTAATTGCGTCCAAGGCTGGTCCTGCTTTTCCTTGAGATTCGGTTTCTAGTCTAGAAATTTGGGCGGATATTCTCTCCAAATCATTATTTAATTTTTGTAATTTTTTAGCCTCTCCAGACGTAGAAATGGAAGAAGCAGTTTGAATTATTTGGGGTAGAAAAAAGGATGCTAAAAGCAAACCGCGTGATCCACCGCCGCCAAAATCTGAATCGCCTCCACCTCCTCTAGCCATCCTTGGCATACGTCCAACAGCCTTGCTTCTTGGCATAAAACCTGAAGCTCTACCTTTCCCTTTTGCAGTTTTTTTAGGCCTCAGTGCTGCGTTTGTAGGGTGAGAGAGGATTTTACCGATAAAGCTTTTAATATTTCCGCTACTTGTCGAGTTTTTGAAATCCCCCGCTTTTTGCTTTCCTTCAATATTAAAAAGTTGCTTTAATTCTGTTTTATTTTTGAAGTTCGCAACATCAAATCTTCCGTTTTTTGGATTAGCTAATTTCAAAGCAGAGACTACGGCAGACTCAAAAGCAACTCCAACGGCAGCGGCTACAGTTCCCATGTTTAGATGTTTTTCAACATCGGCTCTTGTTGGTTGGTTTTTTACGGGAGGGTCCAAAAGCTTTGCGTATTTTAAGGAGGAATCTGTAATGCCTTTTGTAACGTTTTCTTCTAATTTAACATCATGGGGGTCATCTACCTTGTCTAGATTAACAAGATTAGGAGTATAAACCGATGGAGTTTTCGAAAGTTTATAAGCTCTCCCTTTGATTGTTGTTTGTTTCGTTGTTTGTAAAGCGGGAGTTATTGCCGCTTTGGAGGGAACCATAAACGGAAAACCAGTAGGGTCTAAAATAGTCGGAGCTACGGACTGACTTTCTATAACTTTGAGTCTAGCAGCAAGAGCTTCTTCGTCAGCTTGGCTATTTGCCCTCTTGCCTTGTTTGGCCATGACTTGTTTGGCGGTTGTTAAAAAATCAAACTTTCCTCCTGCAAATCTAGGAATATTACCGCTCGCATACAGTGGAATAACAGCCGAATCTCCATTCATCCCAAAATTAGGAAGTTCGACTTCTTGACTGTTCATCAAGAATTTTTTGCCACCAATTGTTCCTTGCCCCATCTGAGGCTTTACAGAGCGAGACGCTCCCAAAGAAACGGCCTCCATAACCTCCATCATGCCGTCTTCTGGAGTAAACCCACCAGCAAATCTTTTTCCTTTTTTGCCTTTAAAACCTCCTGATGGACTAAATGAAGCAACTCCTCTGCGAGCAGACGCAGCAGCTAAAGAAGAGATTATAGCTTGTTGCTCTCTAAGCAAGGCGTTTTCTTGCTTAATGGCGTTTAAGACAAGTTGCTCTTTTTGAGACTGAGAGAGAGACGCATTAGCGAGTTGTTTTCTTAAATTAACATCTTGAGTCAAAAGACTAACAATCCCCTGCTCAATACTTTTTATCTTTTCCTGCCCACTTCCCAAAGTAGAAAGGTCTTTAAATCCTTGTATCGCGAACTTAGAAACAATCTTGAATATATTAAGAAATGCTCCTGTAATTAAAATTAACCCCGGCCCTTGAATGAATGTGCCGATGCCTTTGAAGAAGTTTTTCACTATTGAAAAGCCCTTATCTTCAGACAGAGAGCTATCAAGAAAATTAGTCAATTTTTCTGCCAAACCAACTAGGTCGCTTATCACAGGTGCGAGAGTGATCGTTCCCACCTTTTCCGCCAAATTAGTTAATCCAACAACTAAAGAGTTGATTTGACTAGACAAGGTTTTGTTTAGTGCTTCATTTTTGACGAAAGCTTCGTTAGATGCTTTTGCGGCGATATTTGAAGCTTGTGCATATAAAGACGTTTCGCTAGACAAATCTTTAAGGGCAGCAGAAACTACGTTAATCTGGAAAACACCACCAGCCAACTCTTTAATTTTTGATGCTCTTGTTGGATCAGCGATATTGTCCAATGAAGAAGCTAATGCTTGTAATTTTTGAACCCCAGTTTGGTTAGAATCAATTGCAACCCCCAAATCTTGAAGTTCAGAAATGGTAGTGCTACGGCTAAGTCTTGTAAAGATAGACTTGAAGGCGTTTCCGATAACAGCACCTCCACGGGCCGTTTTTTGCTGAACGGCAGTGATTAGTCCTAAAAGTTCATCAAAGCTCACTCCTGCGTCCTCTGCTGTTGAACCAGCGCGTTGAAAACCGTCAGCCAAATCTTTTGCAGAAACAGCGAATGCCGTATCAACAGCAACCAGTTTATTAACAATCTGTTCGGCACTCAGCGCGGCAGAAGTATAACCGTTAATGGCGGCAGTCAAAGCATTCACAGAAGAGACTGAATCCAATCCTGAAATACGAGTAAGAATCAGGGCTGCGTTAAGTCTTTTTGCTGTCTGTTCTGCACTCAAACCTTGACGAGCGAGTTCTGCTGCGCCATCGGCAACTGTAGAAAATGATTGTTCGGTGTTTTTTGCTACATCAAATATTGATTTTCTGAATTTAGAAAACTGCTGGTCACTAGCACCTAAAATAGAGTTAATCTCAACAAGTCTTTTCTCTACTTGAATTGTAGAGCTAACAAGGGCTTTAAATGACTGATTAATAGTCTGGATGACTGCGGCTGTTGCTCCGAAGGCGAATACGCGAGCAGTAGCGGCGTCCATTGACTTCTGAAATTCAGAAGCATTTCCAGTGATACGTCCCAAAGAATTGCCAAACTTGTCAAGACTTTGTGGATTAATCTTGATGTTATTAAATGCGCTCTGAACTTGAGAAGCGGATTTTTTAACACTAGCATTATTAATGTTTAGATTTCCATTAATATTAACCGTGGGAGAAGAAGCCATATACAGTTAATTACACAAAAATCAAGTTAATTTGTCAGAAGGTGTCATGTTTTTTAATCCGCCTTTTTCTTCTACTAAATCTCTAATATTGGTTTCTTTAGCCTCTTGGTTGGCGGAAGGAATATAATGATATAGTAAAACAGCGTCGTTTAATATCTTTTTTGGTATATTGTCAATATTATCAATTTTTTGTTTTAAAATTTTTGCACATACCAAAAGGTCTCTTTGAAAAAGCGTGATATTTTTAGAGTTCTCACCAAAGACAAAAAGAGGGTCATCAGATAACCTAACTAACTCAAAAAAGTCTGGCAAATAACACGTTTCCAAAACACTATCCAGTTCTACTAAAGTATTGTATTTATTCAAATATTGTATAATATACTCGCCAATCCTTTCCTCATCTACCTTTGTGGACAAACCCTTGTCTAAAAAGCAAAAGTTCTTACAGGAATAAATGCAACTCTTTGAAGAAACAAACGTCTCCAAAGAGCTTTTGATAAAAGAGTTCCTTATTTCATTAATCTCTTTAATCCTTTCTGAGTCTTTTTTCATAGACTCCTCATTGGCTTTTAGCAAGGCATCATCTTGGAATTTGGAGGCAAGTTTTTTTTTCTTACCTAATGCCCATTCCAAATCTTCCTTTTCTAACTCATACTCTCTAGAATATTTACCGCAAGAAATGGCTTCTTCAAGAAGTTCCTCTTCGTTTAACAAGCCTATTTTTCGACCTCTTTTCTCCAACTCTTGGTGTAAAAAAGATTCCGAGAGCCTATCAAGAATGGTAGGATGCTTAAAGTAAAACCTATCTGGACCGTCTCCTAAGACGGAGTAACCTTGAAGAATTTCAAGTAGATTTATCTTCTTCTGGTTCTGCATCGTCGCTTGACTCTTCTTCGCTTTCTGGGAAGAACTTTGCTAATGAAGATTCCGCACTTTCTTGATCTTTTGCATGACCATTATACCATAAAGAAACGATCCTTTGGATTAAGTAAAGGTATTTTTTTACAATTTTCTTTTTGCGAGAAATCATTGGGTCTTCCCCGCTTTCTTCTTCTTCCAGAAGGTCACTCAGTTGGTTATCCTTTTCTTTAAAAGTTGCCCCATCGAAAAGGGGGAAGGCCTCCTCCTTAATTTTCTTACCATCCTTGACTTTTTCGTAAAAGTAAGAGCAATTAACGACAAACCATTTAACTAAATACTCCTCTGCTTTAGCGTCTGCGCTTTGTGAATACATCTGTTCTAATTGAACATCATTTTCAATAATCCTCTTTTCAAGGGCAATGTAGCTTTTTTCTGCCTTTTCAAGCTCCTGCTTTTGCTCTTGTGATAGCTTTTTGGCCCCGCCAAAAAACTCAATAGTCTTTTTGGCTTCGAAAAGGCTTTTAATTTGAGATGCGATATCCTCATTCTTTTTATCGGAAAACATTCCGCCAATGTCATCAAATCGCTTAGTCATCATAGCCCTACTTAAAAAGCCATCATTAAGAAGTTTATTAAACCTTTGACTATAGATGTATTCAGCGTCCTCAATGTCTCCATGACTTGGTTTTGCAAAACAGACTTTTACTTTTTCGTCTTCAATATCTGCTTCAAATGTATAAAGAGGTTTCATATATTATATTATAACCTTTTTAAATATTAAATGCAATTACTTGCTGCTAAATAGTAACCCTCGCTAGATAGAGTGTATGTTCCAGTATTGTCTGCAATAACACAGGGAGAACCTGTATCTAAAAAGATTTCTATGGATAATGTATTTTGATCGCCATAATCCTCAAAAATTATTGAATCAATAAATCCAGTTTGACCACTGATGTTATTTCTAATCAAGTTGTCATTAATAAAATAAGAAAACCTAGCTATACCAGTGGAGTCTTCAAACACATTATCTCCAGAATCATACGCATCTCCATAAAAGTAGTTTCCAGATACGTTGAAAACTTGATTCTGTCTATATCCATGAACTAAAAGTCCCGATTGGTCGAATAGGTATCCACTATATCCAGAGAAGGAAACGACAGGATCAAATGAATTTTCTCCAGTTTTGCCGATTTCCATACTAAATCCGCTCTCTGGAACAGAGACGGCGATAGAAGCATTAAAGGAAAAGCTTTTATTATGATAACCTAAATTATAACCTTTCATATTAAAAAAAGAAAAGAGAGAAGCTGCGAAGCCCCTCTCTTTCCTAAACTATGAACGAAAGATTATGAAGCAACTAATCCCGTAACCAAAGTGGGAGAAAGAGGAGAGCCTAAAGTAGTATCATAAGCTCCAGTGCAGAAAAATCCTTCTGTAGTAGTGGTCGCTCCACCAATTTGAGCAGAGAATTGAAGGTCGACAGTTTCGTTACCGTCTAAATCTTGACTGTTACTTGTGCTATCTAAAACGGCGTTCTTTAAAATGTAGCCATATTTAAGAACTCCCAATCCGCACCTGTCGAACATCTTAACAGAAATATCTCTTTTTTCTTGACCAGCGCAACCAGTCAAGAGTGTGGAAATACTTCCTTGATCTTGATTTGAAGCAATTGCGCTAACAGACAAGGTAACGTCAATTGGGAATGTAAGAGGTCTTGCGTAGCTAAACTCTTTTCCAATTTCCTTCAAAGGCTCTCTAGAAAGAGGAACCGAAAGAGAAACGCTTTGTGGGTGAATTGAAGCTAGAGAAGCTCCACCAATACCCAATGCAGTGTCTGATTGAAGGTCGAGAGTCACTTGACCGTCTCTAAGAACGTCCACAGTGCTATCTCCAGTAGATGGAAGTGGAAGCGCGACATGACCACTATCAGCCGCTTCTCCGTTTGAGGAATTTAAAGATGGATTATACAAGCCAGAACTAACTCCAGTATAATATACCAAGTTCGATGCCTCAAAAGAAAGATCAGCGCGAGGAACTTCGCCAACAGAAAGTTCTACACTATAATCAGTTGGGAAGCAATTTCCAAATCCGACAACATCATGTTGTGTCCTGTCATCCCAAGATGAAGGCGCAAAAGCGTCTAAGCCTTCCCCGACTGTCGCTACAAATAAGTTTCTTTCTTTAAAATCGTCGTTTTCAGTAATAAATCCTGAAATGCCTTGAACATTTGAACTGAAAGGAGCGTTAATAGAATCTTTAATTTCAAAACCTAAGTGGTGTTCGTTTTCACCATCGGTAAGCAGGTATCCCAAAGATGCCGTTGCAGTAAGGTCATTGTTTACCAAAGTAGCAATTCTTGGTAAGGAACCGAAAACTCTAATGTCTTGTCTGGCTCCAGCGATGTCCACTTCATAAGAGAAGTTATCTACTCTATGAAGTTGAGTCGCTTCAACTCCAGACACTGCGCTTATTGGAAGGTGAGGACCACCATTGTTAAAAACGCCCGTTTTTGTGACGTAAACAGCCTTGTTGCTTGATAAAATTCTATTTTTAGCCATGAATTGGAAAAGTTAACTTATAAATAATTACACAAGCTTTATGCTCTTGGGTAACGGTATGTTGATAAATCAAAGTCTATAAAACCTAATAATAAGTTTTCCTCGATCTTATCAAGGGTTACTGAATCGACAACTTTGGAAGTTGATACATTTTCAATAAATGTTTTTGAGTCATAATTAGAACTTAAAGATGAATAAGAGTAGGGAAAATTCTTTAAATTATGAAAATATCCGTAAGGGAAGTCCTCAAAAGGGATTCTAGAAACACACTCTGTTTCTGTATTCGCGAATAAAGACAACACTCCATCCAAAAGATAGTTTGTTTTCGCCAAAACAATTACTCTTACTTTTGTTGTGGTATCATCTTCTCCACCAAACGATAGTCTTTCATTCGTCTCATTCAATAGTCTAATAAAACAGGCTGGCAAAATATATGTTTTTTTATTACGCTTGCTGGTTTTTTCAAAAAGATTGCTTGAGGACAAGTCGGAAGAGTCAATGAAGTCGCTTGTCAACAATATCTGCTCCTCATCCTCTTCTGAAAGATAAGTATTGATCTCCTTAACGGTATTATTGGCAGTTATATTTAAATTCTGTCCGCTTGCTTGAGGGACAATAACTCTTCCATCGTTGTAGT